CTGGCTGTACAACAGCCAAGATCAGTTGCTTGCACAGAACGACGACTGGTTTGGGTTGCAGTCAAATATTCAGATCACGTTGCCTGCTGGTGAGTATCGGCTTAGGACTGGTGTGTGTTGCGGCGACCCGAACCGCTGGTACAGCAATGTTCAGTACGAGTTGTGGTCAGACCAAATACCGTATCAAACAACCAGTACACAAGAGCAAACAACGACCACAACAGAACCCCTAGAGCCGTCCACAACTTCAACAACGTCAACAACAGTTCCAGAGCCACAGAGTAGTACGCTACCAACATGGGAGAGTACGACGACGACGAGCGAGCCAACGCCTACAACCGTCACATCTACCACGAGTTCGCCAACATCGTCCAGCACTACCACGACACAGCCCGACCCGCCCACGACGACATCGACTTTGATGCCGACGACTACGACGGAGCGGAGTACGACCACAACGGTGAGCGTGTTGAACCCGCCGGAAACGTCTACGACATCCTCTCCGGCATCTTCGGTGCCATCGCAGATTACGGTTCGTTCAACGACATCCCCGACGACTACGACTTACCGGACAACTTCTACGGTGCGGACATCAACCTCTTCGACTGGGCTGGAGACGACAACTACGACAACGACGACATCTGTGATCGAATCATCAACAAGTCAACCGATGACACCGCAAGATTCCGTCCCCGATTCTTCTTCATCAAGTTCGTCCCAAAGAAAAAACCCGACCAAGGTTTATCGTAAAAAGGTTGGGGTTGGCCCTGTCCAGTTCACTATTGAGGTGACGGAGGCGCAACGAACAACGGTGATTGCGGCGGCGATCGTGCAGATCACGACTGTTGCTAGTATCTCGGCAGTTAGCACTGGGGGTACGGGCACGAGGAGTCGGAGATGATTGAAGCGGTTCTGCGCAAGGTGTTCAAAGCGCCTTCTGTTGAGGTCATGTTCGATGAAGATGATTCGTTGCCGGATTGGTCTGTGACGTTAGAGGAGCGGATCTGTTCGGTTATTGGGGTGGAGTCTGGTGAGGTTGCGTTGGTGCGTAATCAACCGGTGACTGTGTTTGCTAACGGGGAGAACAAAGGTTCTACAAATGTGGTGGGGTTGCTGGGGCACGGCCCGCACCATGTGCGCCGTCAAGTGCTGAGCCGTCTCACCCGCCACCTCATCGGCGGTGCATGGACACTGGCCGGTATGGTCATTGTGGTTGTCACCTTGTCTGGTGCGGCGCAACTAATTGCCCTCGTTCTGTGTGTGGTAGCGTTCGTGGCTGATCTCATGTCGATCGCTATACGGAGGCCATGATGCCAGGACGCAAGTACACAGGTAATTCTGACGGTTTGAGCAGGGTTGGTGCCCGCCCAGGTCTGAAGAAGTTTGTTCAGTTGGCTGAGGCTGAAGGGTTCAAGAATCTGGGGACGTTTGTGAACCGCACCATGAACAACCCGAAGGCAACAAAGAACGACCCAAAGTGGCTGAGTGTTCACGCTACCGGTCGTGCTTGTGACATTGGGTATTCCGATCGTAAGTCAGCAGTAGAGATGTGGAACTTCCTCTTGGCGAACAGCCGTGCGTTGGGCATTGAAGAAGTGCACGACTACGCATTTGACGAGGATAAGACCGACAAGGAGAAGGGTTGGGGTCGTGGCTACCGTTGCTCTCGTGGTGAGGGCGAAGCCGGTGTCAAGATTTATGACGCAAAAGATAACGCTGGTTCGCAGGGCGGGCGCTGGTTGCATGTAGAACTTTCACCTGCGATGGCTGATGATGCGAATAAGTTTGCGGCCACTTGGAAAAGTTTGAAGCCAGCAGGGTGATTGATGTGGCGGCGTTTCTTATTGGTTGTTTCGTTGGCATTGTCGGCACTGGTTTGGTTCTTATGGCGATTGTCTACCGGCACGTTGCCTTGGCAGAGATGGCGCAGGACAAGTCGTGACTATCGCACAGTGGATCATTACTGCGGGCGGAGTGGTCGGTGCGCTCGGCATCATCTTCCAGACGGTTGTAAGACCTGTTGTTAAGTGGGCTCGCCGTATTGAATCGGCTGTGTCTGTTGTTGAAATGAACATGTCGAACAATGGTGGTTCTTCGTTGCGTGATGCAATTGACCGTATCGAACAACGTTTGGATGTGTTGGAAAAAAATGTTGTGAAACCAACGGTAGAACGGAAGCCACGCACACGGAAGTAGTGCTACTGTCAGCGGCCTTATGACACCGCAAGACATCGAAATCCTTCTTCAGTATCTTTACAAAGTGATCGTTCCGCAGGCTGATGTGGACAGGTTCCTCGTCGCTGTGCAACGGTTGCAGTCCTTGCGGGACAAGCAAAAGCAAGCCGCCTGAGAACTTAAGTAAGATGGCACCGATGTCATCGCCTAAGAACTGGCTCGAATGCCCCCAGTGTGGTTTCAACTGGGAAGTAAACGAAGGACGTTTCTGCCCGATCTGTCAAGCCAAAGGTGAAGCGGAGTCCGACAATGAATGAAGACGAATATCAAATGGTTCTTGTCAAATGGGCAGACGCACACACCGGTGAAGGTGGCTGGCACACGATCGAAGACTACGAAGACGACGGTGAATGCCTGGTCGAAACAGTAGGTTTTCTTATTCCACCCACTGAACCTGGCGGCAAGAAGGGCCACGTCACGATCTGGCAAACCTTAAAAGAAGGTGACGGCATCCACCCCATGCACATCCCTGACGGTATGGTGCGCACCGTCCAGTTCCTCAAAGCGTTCTCTACAGAAATTTCTTTGCTTGCCTGTTGACTGTGATACACCCCACTTGTAAAGTGACTCCTAATCGTTTCACATACAAGGAGGGGGCTCATGGCTCTTCACAGGTACCGAATCACTAAGCCGGAACACGGTGGTCAAGAATGGTTGAACGCAAGATTCTGGGATGAGAAAGGGCAGAAGCGCATCAGTGCTTCACCAGCGGCGGCAATCTACGGGTTGCACCCGTTCGTTCCACAAGATCAGTTCGCCGCAGAACTTCTAGGGGATACACCGCCCAGTCCCATCCCCCCGAACCCAGCAATGGAACGAGGCAACCGTCTCGAACCGTTCGTCCTTGAATGGGCTTGCGACAAACTTGGGGTACGTTACGACACACCCGAAGAAATGTTCGTCGCAGAATCCAAAGGTGGTGCCCGAATGATCGCCACACTGGACGGGTTCTACGAGGACGGTGATGACCGTCGCATCTTGGAAATCAAAACCACCACCCGTCAATGGGACGGTGAACTGCCGGACTACTGGCGCATCCAAGGAATCCACCAAGCAATCTGTGCTGACGTGGAAGAAATCACTTGGGCAGTGTTTGACCCATCAATGATTCTTCACCTGCACACACAGAAGGTCACCCCGTCTGAAGCGGCTGAGCACATCTCCGCTGTAGAGAAATGGTTGAACGCTATCGATCTGGGCATGACACCACCAGGTGTGCACTGGTCATACGAAACAATCAGCACCCGTTACGCACAACCGAAACAGGATTCACCAGTTGAAGTGGCAGACGACTACCTGGATCTGGTTGCACGACTAAAGCATGTGAAAGCAGAACTGAAGTCGTACCAAGAATTGGAAGACCAGTTGAAGGCGGAACTGTGCGAACTAATCGGTGACCACACCAGCCTCGTTATCAATGGCACCACTGTTGCAACGTGGCGACCACAAACCCGTGACTCGCTGGACATCAAAGCATTCAAGGCGGCTCACCCTGAGATCGCCCGCAACTTCTCGAAACAAGTAACAACCCGCACACTGCTCTTGAAAGGGGCTAAGTAATGGAAAATGCAAACACAGAAAAACTGAAACTTGTACTGGAAAAGTACGGGGTTCCCGACCCGAAGATTGTCGGCAAACTACCCAAGGGTGGCATCCAACTGGACTATGTGTCCCATGCTGAGATCACCAAGATTCTGTTGGAGATCGACCCGCATTGGCGTTGGGTTCCGATCGAATGGAAAGACGGTCGTCCCGCTGTTCATGTAGAGAACGGTATCGCCACCATGTGGGGCGAGTTGACCTTGCTAGGTCAGGCACGTCTTGGTGTTGGTTCTGTTCGTGCCGACAAGGCTGATCTGGACAAGGAACTTGTCGGTGACTTCTTGCGCAATGCGGCCATGCGATTCGGTATTGCTCTCAGCCTGTGGTCAAAGCAGGAATGGGAAGAGAACGAACAGCCCCGCCCTGCGGCTCGTCCGAAGCCCGCCGCTCAGCGTCTCGCCGCCCGTGCCGCAGAACCTGCCGCCCCCCAGGTGTTGACCGATGAGCAACGTGCACAGTTCGTCACCGCCTGTGAGAAAGCACAGTTGGATCCTGCGACTGTTGCTCGTAACGCCGGTTTGGACTGGGACAAAGGCGTGACGGAGAACGATTTGCCTGCGTTGCGTAACGCATTCAAGGAACTCAAAGACTTTAAGGAAGGTGCGTGATGGCTAACAAACGAACCGTTGACCCTGACGCAACAGAGGCGTCGGTGCGGATCATTGGTATGCGTGTCACCCAGAAACAGTTGGGTCAGATCGCTGACTTATGTCAGACCCGTGAGGTTCGCAGGTCACGGTTGTTCCGTGATCTGTTGCGGGAGGCATGGGAACGTGAGTGTGCACGGGATGATTCGTTCTAATGGGCGACGACATCTGGGAGTACTACGCCAAAGACATGATGTTTGAGTCCCATAAGGAACCGCATTACATCACTCAGCAGTACATCAAACATCTTGAACGTGAACGTGATAAGTGGCGCACGATTGCCGACCGATTAGTCGAACAACTCCGTCAAAACGGGCTTGGACCTATTCGTGCAGAACGCATGAAACAGATGGTGGAAGATTGAAGCCGCTGATGAGATTGAACGCCTACGGCAAGAAGTGTCACGGTTAATGCAAATCATCTGTGATTCTTCGCCAGACGACGACTACTTGCTTGTGCGTAGAGAGGCTGATGCAATTTGGGAACGCATCCACAAAGACAATCAGGCGATGCAATGGTGAGTAACAAAAACTCTGACTGGGACATCCCACCCAGACCGGCACCCAACTGGAAACGAGACCTAGCGTACGGACAACGCGGCGAATACATGGTCGTCCGATTCTTGGACGACCTGCAAGCCGACTCGTTCGAAGTCAAGTCAGACCGTTACCGCAACGGCAAAATGGTCATCGAAATGGAACAGAACCCACGACGCGCCACCGACGAAAACGGTGAACGCATCTGGAAAAAATCCGGTCTAGCGGTCACAAAAGCAAAGTGGTGGGTGTACGTGTTCTCCATCGACGGGCAACACGGCTCGTTCGTGGTTGTGTCTGTTAAACGTTTGCGGCGATTCATCGCCAAAAACAAGAAGCAACTCACATGGGTTGACTTTGCTAAAAACTCTGATAACCCTGCCAGGGGTTATCTGATTGCTCCCGAGCAGGTAATGGACTTGATGATAAACTGCGCATACGATGAATGAAGCACGGCCCACACGCGACGTCTCGCTAGACATCTTCCTCCAGTCACACGACTTCGGGGGAAGGCGCCCACAGACAGAGATGGAGGCACTGATGCAGGCGCCACCAGGTTATGAACCAGAGGTGTCTGTTGAAGAAATCCAACCGTTGCGTGAAGTCGTCGCGCAATGCATCGACATGCTCAGTGAACAAGACCAGTATGTGGTCAACGCAATAAACTCTGAACGTGTCACCCTGCAAGAGTTGGGTGACCGTTTGGGGATTTCGCGCATGCATGCGTCACGGCTACGTGACGCTGCGTTTGGGCGTTTGAAAGAAATCATGATTATGCACCCCGTTATCCGAAGGAAAGTACAAATGGCAGACACATGGGAACAATCAGCGATGCAATGGGTGTCACACCTAAGTTCGCTGGCACACACACCAGACCAACTGAAAATTGAAGTGTTGGAAAAACTGGTAGACAACGCATGGAAATACCGTGACGACTGGGAAGGTTCCCCATCAATCACGCTGTGGACCAGCATCGGATGCGCAGCAATCCGAGAAATGATTATGCGCGAAGGATGGGACAGCGGATTCATGGTGTCCACACTGGTAAAGAAGCAGTTGGATTACGGGCATGGCAACATCAACAAGTTCGGCACCATCGGAATCCTGGTACGCCTAAGCGACAAGGTGCAACGGTTCAAGAATCTGACATCCACAAAACGTG